ATTGGATAATACACGTTCTTTAACGTTTGAACTGTATTCACTCGATGTTCCCAAGGTATCCGATGAAAATGCTTTAACTGTAATGTCTAACACGGAATTATACCTGTATGATATTGGTTCTTACATTCGTAGAGGCCCATACCAACAAGATATGGACTTTACTATGAACAATATTATTCCAGTTAATGAAGGATTCCAAGATAGAGTATATGGCTGGGTTGCAAATGTAACTTATATAGAGCCAGACGTTTACGATTACTGTAATTTCCCACAATAATGGAAGATAAAGATAGAAAAGCAACACTGAATAGATTAGAGGATAGGTTGAAGGAAATAACCATCGACCAGCTATTTTCTAAGGACATCAATGCAACAGGACAATTAGCACGTTCAATTCAATACGGAGACACTATGCAGGAAGGTAATACTGCAGTCTACATTGAAATGGAGGACTATGGTTTTGCAGTAGAAGATGGACGTGGTGGTGCTAATCGTAAGGGTACAACAAGTTGGAAACCACAAGTAATCAATTGGATGAGAGCTAAAGGTATTCGTCCTAAACAAGGTGTTACAATGGAACAAGCTGCTTACCTTATCTACAGAAAAATTAATAAACAAGGTTATCAAGCAAAACCATTTATCGAACCTGCATTGGCTGCTTTTGCAGCACAATTTGCAAACGAATATGCTGATGCAACAGCAAACGATATTGAATTAGATTTAAAGACAATTAAAGGAATTAAGTAATGGCTATTACAATAAATCAAGACCCTACTTCACCTAATATGGCCAACAATACGTTGGTCTTTAGTGTTTCAAGTACACAGGTAGCCCAACCACAATTTCAATACGTGGCTGATGTAAGAAACGAGGCAGGGACATTAATACAAAGAGTAAAACAACAACCTAACCCAACTGGTTATGGTGTATTCGACTTATCCCAAATCATCAAGTTTAATGTAGGGCCGGCTGATGGTGTTTGGAAAACAACTGTAGCACAAGATAATAGTGGTAGAGGTTGTAGTAAAGATTTTAAAATATACTTTGGAGAGGAATATGGTACATCAGCATCATCATCTGTAACTTCATATACTGGTATCGGTGTAGCAACAGGTTCGGCAGCCGTATCTGGTTCTAACTACTATACAATGTTAGACGGATTAGTAGGACCAAATGATAAGGTATCATGGAACTGGGCTTCAAGTAGTAAATTAGATGAACATACAATTAACGATACTACATTTAATTTCCAGTTTGGTTTAACAGATTTCCCAGCTACACAATCTATTAACACTACAGATTACCAAACTATTTCATTATTGAATGGTAACCTAACAGGTGTTACTTCATCATTAGTAGCACAAGATGTTTGGTTGATGGAAGTAAAGGAATACGATATTACAGGATCAGAAATTAATACAGAACAATACTATAATAATTCGGATTTAGGTAATGGTGGTCCACGTGTTAGTAATGCACAAATATGGGCTGATGTAGATCAAGACCAAAACCAAGATACTCGATTAATCCATTTCCCAGCAGGTCCACAAAACTTTGCTGATGCAGGTAATACATTAAATGCTAATACTGCTTATTACGTTTGTACTTTCTACGAACAAGCAACTGATGGGTTCCCTAACGAGAATGGTAAATGGGGAACTTATAGATTTGATTTAAATACTGATTGTGAAGCATATACACCAGTTAGATTTGCTTGGAAAAACAAGTATGGTGTTTGGGATTACTACAGCTATACATTAGTATCAACTACAACTGCTAACATTGAAAGACAAAATTACGAGCAATCATTTGTTAACTTCAGTTCAACATCTACATCAGTATCATACGATAAAACAAGACGTGGTAATACAAACTATTACAACGAAATCAATAAACAAAGAACAGTAGAATCAGATTGGTTAGATCAAACATATGCTGATTTGTTAAATGAGATGTTCTATTCAGCAGACGTGTATATACAAGAAGGTAGTGATTTCTTACCTGTGGTAATGACTAATGCTTCTATTACAGAGAAAACAAACCCACGAGGACAAAAATTATTCAAATACACAGCAGAATATAGATTAGCTAACGACGAACAACCAAGATTATAATGGCAATAGTATTAAGATGTACAAATGACGATGGTGTAGTAGCTGATTTACAGCCACTTGGTAATGAAACCATCCGTTTAGATATTTCAGCAATTGAATCAACTGAAATTGGAGATGTATTTGGTGTTAGTTCACAGAACTTTACACTACCAGGTACTCCAACGAACCAAGAATTTTTTGGTTATTTAGATAACTTAGGTTCTACACCAGCAGTTGGTTTATCAAAAACAGTTCCATGTCAAGTATTGAACGATGGAATGGAAGTATTCACTGGTAAGTTGTACATCACAGATATTGTTACTAATCAAAACGGTGATACTATATACAACGTTATCGTAGTAAACGAGACGGTTGATTTTAAATTAGCAATCCAAGATTTATACTTATCAGATTTAGATTGGTCATCATACGACCATGCTTTAACATATGCTAATATTACTGGCTCTTGGACTGGTAGTGGTTTATTTAACGAGGATATTGTTTATCCTTTAGTTGAATATGGTGCTAATTCATCTAACCCACAATCAACACAGATTGTAGCAGGTGGTAAGGCAAGAAACTTCGATAACAGTGATTATGCACTTAAAGTAGTAGATTTTAAACCTGCTATTAGAGTAAAAGCCATTATTGATAGAATATTTGATTCAGTAAATTATACCTATACTTCATCATTCTTTGATACAGCAGATTTTGAAAACATCTATATGCTATCTACACAGGATGATAAAAACGGATTAACATTCGTTAACCCAGTTTCACAATCATTCCAAATAAATAAGGATGGTGATTCATACCAAACATTAGTAGATAATAGTAATGAGAAAATTATCTTTGGTAACGAGGTATTTGATAATGCTAATAACGTTGTAACATCACGATTTACTGCCGATGTAGACGGTCTATACACGTTTTATACGTCGTTAAATTATTCTGTCATTGGAGGTGTTGATTCATTAGGAGACATTTTAGATATAGCATTCTATGCAAATGGTACTGCTGTACCTGGTGCTTCAAATTTTGTTAACATTAAAGGTACAACATCAGGTATTGCTTATTTAGGCCCTGTTTCACTTAACCTAACAGCTGGTGATTATGTAGAAGTATTTGCAACTCGTACTTATGAAACAGGATTAGGTACTCGTGAATGTAGAATATTAGGTACTGTAAATAGTAAGTTTGAAGGTGTTGGTCCTAACACAGTACAAGGTGGTACAGTTAACGTAGGTAGAGTATTTGACCCACAATCTAAAGTATTAGATTTCCTAAACGGGTTAATCCAGAAATTTAACTTAGTAGTTGAACCAATTAAAGGTGAAAGAAACGTATTACGTATTGAACCATTTAATGATTGGGTAGATTTAGGAGCAACAAAAGACTGGACAGATAAAGTAGATAGAAGTGTTAAATTCAGTGTTAAACATCCAGTACAAGAATCAGAACGTACTATTATGTTTAGTGATGTAGAAGATACAGATGCTATCAACACATACACTAAGGAGAAATTCGGTAAAACATATGGTGAATACACCTATACTTCAGAATCAGATTTATCAGTAGGTGAAAGAAAAGTAGGTACATTCTTTGCTCCTACTCCTATGAAATACATTGATGGAGCAACTAACATGGTTGTACCACATATTCACCAAAGAGATAATGGTAACGAAAGGGTATCATTTAAATTCAAACCAAGATTATTATACAAAATTGGTTTACAAGATAACCCACCACAATTAAGAGGATTTAATACAACCACAGGTCAAAATAACTTTGGTAAATACTATATCGAAGATGAAGCAGGTACTGTACATCAACAATCACAGTGGATGTTATTCCACCACTTGAATGCTTTCCCTGCTGTATTTAATACAACAAAAGACTTACATTTTGGTAACTTAAACCAATGGTCGTACCACCAAAATCAATTTAATGCACGTGCTAAACATAGTGCTTATTTTGATTATTGGGCATTTTACATTAACGAGATTTATGACGTTGATGCACGATTATTGACTTGTAACGTTATTATAGAACCACACGAGTTACCACAAATACAATTAAACGATAAAATCTTTATTGACGGACATTATTACCGAATCAATAAAATTAATGGTGCAAACCTAAATCGTGAAGATTCAATCGAGGTAGAATTGTTAAAAACAGCACCTCGTAAATTATATTATCCACGTAGACGAATTTATGAATTAGCTGGTGGTAGAGAACCAATTGATGTTAATTTAGATTTTGATGGTTTATCCCCAGGTGGTACTGGTGTTTACGTTGGATATGATGATTTAATCCCTGTTACAAGCAGTACTATAGTGTCTAATGCATCGTCAAGAGAAGGTTACGTGGCATTTGGTGATCAAGTAGTTTGGGACAATGTAAAACCAATACAATACGTTGCCACACAACAAGAAATTCAAGGTAATAGTACGTTGGATCCATCTGCTAACTTTGTTAAGATAACTGGTGACGATAATACTATTAAATCATCTACACAAAAGATAAATGTAGTAGGTGATGATAATACAATCCAAGAATATTCTGAATATATCAGTATTGATGGTTCAGGTAATACAGTACAAAATGAAGTAACCAACGTTACTCTTACTAACTCGAATAATACTACAATCACATCAGGTAGTAATAATATTACGTTACTAAATGCATTAAATACAGCAGTTACTTCATCTGACCAAGTAGCAATTTTAAGTGATATCGGTAGTGATATAAACAATGGTTCGAATACAGGAACAACTACTTTAGTAGGTACACGTAATGTTACTATTTCAGGTTCAACAAACGATGTTACTATTATTGGTACTGATAATGTTGCTATTTCAGGTGGTAACTACAATATTGTAATTGGTAAAGATGCTGAAGTAACAGGTAGTTTAGATTTGAATAGATACCGTTTTAGAACAAATATCTTAAATGGTACTTATTTAGACGATGATTTATACCTAAACAGAGATGCTTTAGATTTAGTATTACATAACGGACAAACCTATGCTGCTTATTCTGGTGATGGTTTATATAAGTATATCTACAATGTAGATTTCGATACATTTGCAAGTGGTGCAGGTTCAGCAACAATTGAATTACCAGGTATTAGTTCACAAGACCAATTTGGTAGATCAATTTTATTTAAATGTTCTAAGAACGTAGGTGCAAGTTCATCTATTTTTATTGAATCAATTGCTGGTACAGATAACATTGATGGTTCAAACAGATACATTTTAGATTCACCTTATGATTGGGTAGAATTAAGAGCATCAGAACACACAGATGCAGCTATTGGTGGTAATGTAGTAGAATGGCAAGTTATTCGTAGTGGTACAGGTAATGGTGGAGGTAATGGTGAAACTGCTTATGGTTCATTCTATTCAAATGTATCACAATCAATAGGAACCCCCGGTGTTTCACAATCAGTTCAATTAGGTAGTACTTACGAATCACAAAGTATATACACTACAGGAAGTAAAATTGTATTTGATAATCCAGGTACTTATGAATTCCAATACGTAGCACAAGTAGCAAACAGTACAAATGCTAATCAAGATGCTAACTTCTGGGTTAAGTATAATGGTGTAGATTATCCTAACTCGAATACAAGAATTACATTACAACCACGTAAATCATCAGGTGAACCATCGTTTCAGTTAATGACTTCTAATTTCATTGGTACAGCAGTTAGTGCTAATGATTATATTGAATTATTTTGGAATACTACAGATGCAGGAGTATACTTGTTTTACACAGGTTCAAATGGTGAACCAGCTACCCCATCAGTAATTGCTAATGCACATGCTATTGAAGGTGGTGGTCCTACTTTTGTAACCCAAGTTACACAATCAATTGTTATTAGTGGTAGTGGAGGTAATGGTTACTTTGATTACGATACTTTAGACATTGACTTCCTTGGAGTTAGAAATATCGATGCTGCTTCTTATTGGTTATTAGTAGAACAAGTAGGTGTAGGAGTAGATCCATCAGCTATTGCTTATAGTGCATCAGCCGTATCTCTTAGTAATTATGATGCAATTGAAACTATTGGACATAGATCATTCCAAGCAGCACCTATTCAAGGTTCATATACATTCCCAAGTTTAAAATCAATTGGTTCAAACGCATTTCAAATTGGTTGGCCACAATCCGCTTCATTAACAGAGTTTATAGCACCTTCTTGTTCATATGTGGGTATTTCTGCATTTAGCGCCCAGAACCAATTAGTATCAGCTTCAATTGGAACATCAACAACAGTTAAACTAATAGGTCCAGGTACATTCTTTAATAATACAAGTTTGAAATGGGTCTATTTACCTACATTATCTGGATCTAATGCATTAGGAGGTTCTCCATCATACGATCAAACATTTGAAAATGTGGCATCATCAGGTACAATTACAGTTCCATCATTCTATTCATCAAGTAATGGTGGTGGTCCAGATGCCGATTTAACTTACTTATCAGGAACAAAAGGTTGGACGATTAATTACGTATAAAACAATATTTATTTAGATGGCACTAAAACGAGAAATAGTAATCGAAGTAGACGACAAAGGGGCAATTAAGTCCGTTGACGGTCTAACTGATGCTTTAAATGAAAATACAAATGCAGTAGAGGATAATAGTAGGGCAACTAAGCAAGCTGAAGTTGATGCCGAAGCATATGCTGCATCGTTAGAAAAGCAAGAACAAAGAATTAAATTATTAGATGGTGCCATTAACGTAGTAGGTGGTTCTATTGAAACATTAACAGGTGCATTAGTATTATCAGGTGCAGTATCTGAAGAACAAGCTGAACGATTTGAATCAGCTGCTTTAGGAGCAATTGCATTAGCTGATGGTACTAAAAGAACATTTGATGGTGTTAAATCATTATCTGAAGGTTTAAAAGCATATGGTGGTGTTGCTGGTTTAGCACAAAAAGCACAAGCAGCACTTAATACAACTGTATTAGCTAACCCTTACGTTGCAGCAGCAGTTGCTATTGCAGCATTAGGTGCAGCCATTTATTTATTTACAAGACAAACAGATGAAGCAGCAGAATTCCAAAAGGAATTTGATGCAGCATTAAACGATGCAACTGCTGGGGTAGTTGGTCAAACATCTGCTATTGAAACTTATAGTCAAGTAGCCCAAGATAGTACCAGACCAATTGAAGAAAGAGAATTTGCATTAGCAGAATTAGCTAAACAAGGTGTAGCAACTGAAGATATTGACTTATCAAATGCTGAATCGTTACAATTATTAAACGAGAGAACAGCACAAGCTA